ATGGACACCAACGGCTCAATTGAGCAACTCACTACCACTGAGGTAGCACAGCGCCTTGGCATATCCCGTAACACGGTGCTCCAGCGCGTGAGCTACGGGCATATTAGGCCGCTACTCAAGCTCCCCGGCCGTACCGGGGCATATCTGTTCGACGCTGAGGAAATTGACAAGATCGCCGCCTCGAAGAGCGAGGCGAAGTGACCATGTCAGTCCCACGGCGCGCCCGGCCGATATCGGTAGTCACGCCCGAATATCGCCTCCCCTTCAATCGTTTGACGCTTCCCGCGCCCTTCAACAGCGAGACGCAAAAGACAAACGTTCACGCCGCGAATATCAGCCCTGATCTCGTCATCGAGATCGACGGACCCGAGACACGCGCCTCGCTTAATGAGTCCGTTCTCAACGCCGCTGAGCTCGTAAACGCGCCCGCGGTAGTAGGCCGCCCAAAAGTGCTTCACAGAGTTCCGCGGCACCTGAGCCGCGAGGCCCGCCAAATCCACCCGGGCTCCGAACTCAATCGGATTACCGGTCCACAACTCCCCCGTGTGCTCGTGGACCGCGTTCGCCCACGCTTCCCGGTCAAACGTTTCTGCACTCGACGGAACGATCTTTCTCAATTTTCCAAATATTCCCATGCTCGCGAGTGTACGCGGGCACTTCCCGAAAGGCCTTGAAATGATCCCCGCTCTCGGAATTGCAGCCTTCACCGTCGCCGCGATCGCTTCACAGATCGCCGCGCTGATCTACGTGCTTACCACTGTTCCGCTCACCGATGAACAAGTAGAGGCCCTCGAGGCAGGTGCCGCCAAGTGACGAAGCTCGAGCAAGTTTCCGCGATCCTCAATGAGATTAGGTGGGCGCAGAGCGCGATCGATGAAGGAGTGTTGCACGGGGATCCGAGCACGCTCACCCCTGAATGTCGCGGGTATCTTCGCGCCCTCGACACGCTCGAGGCATTTTGCCTCGGAATGCTCGCAGCGAACGGTGAGCAAGAAGAGCGCGAGACCCCGCCATGGTGAATCGCGACCTACTCGAGAAACGCGCAGAGCTCACCACGATCGCGAAGCGCCTCGGCGCTAATCGTCGCGAGCTCAGGCGAATCTACACCGACATTAGCTCGACTAAGCGCCCGCTATTCACCGCGCTCACCATCGATGAGCGCACCGCGATAGCGAGCGAGTTGCTCATCATCGATAAGCACCTCGGCTACATCTTCCAGGATCTTCGCGGCCTGCTCGCTGAGCTCCCTGAGCGGTTCCCGCCCTGACCTCCGGCCTATTGATAACTGAATACACCACCGCGTGCTGAGGCGCGGCGATTACCCGGGGCGAAACACCGGGGCGCGCATCGGCCCGACTGCACAAGGGGCTAGGGGGGAAGGCGCCCCTAATTAGGACAGCCTGTGCCGAGCGATCGAGCGCTACCTAGTACTAAAAGGCCGGGCCGCGGGTAGCACACGTGCAGAGCGTGAGGGGGAATAATCCCGCATCGATCGCATATACCGCCCCGAGCTCATGCGAGTAATACCCGTAGAGCCTCGACGTTCGACCGATCGACCGATCGACCGACCGAAGAGAGCCCCCTCAAATGGGGGGCCTCTCCATCCTCCCTCAGCTCCCTCACTCCCTCCCAAAGAGTTTGAACGCTTCGCCTAGCTCAAGCCCGCTGGAACTACTCACCATTGCTCAACGAAAGAAACGAAACGATGACAACTCAACCACTGTACGGGGCCGCTGATCCGTGTCCTAGCTGCAGGCATAACCGCTCCGAGGGTAAGTGTCGTAACCGCTCGTGTTCTCGCTTCATCGATCCCGCTCGAACCGGCGTGCAGTACTGCAGCGAGTGCGGTTCGATCTTGAACGAGTTTGGTGCTTGCAGGGCAGCCGATTGTCCGAGGCACCCGCGCATGAGTCCCGCGACGGCCGCAATGTGGCGCGAACATCGCGCGATGATCCGAAAGAAACTAGAAGAGAGCAAGACACGATGACACAGCGAGAGAGCTCAATCGACCGAGCTACCGAGGAGACTCGCGCCGAGCTGAACGCTCACGCTAGGAAGGCTCGCGAGCTCGCGAGCGTCATCTACGTTGCAGCAGCCGTGATCCGTGATGACTCGAGCCGCCTACCTATCCACCACGACACTTATCGCCTAATGTTCGAGGCCTTCGATCTCGTGACGATCGCGGGCAACCAGCTCGACCCGGATCGCAGCGAGGGGCAACGATGAGCGCCTACCGTTCGAGCGAGCGGCATCGCCCGCTACTCTCACCCTCCGAGGCCGCTGAGCAGCTTACCGAGTGGGGCCTCGATGTCTCGACGCGCACGCTGCAGGAATGGCGCTCGACCGGCCGCGGCCCGGCCTATCTCAAGATCGGTAATCAAATCAGGTACCACCGGGGAAAGCTCTCGACGTGGATCGAAGCGCACGAGGTGAAACCGGGAAGGAAGCGAGGCAGCCGCAATGGATGACTACATGACACTTAGCGGCCCACAGCGCCGGGCGCTACTGGATCAGTCGCTCGCGATTCACGGGTACGTGTGTTGCATCTGTGGGCTCGCTATCGCCCGCGGTGATGAATCGCTGCAGCACCTCACCCCACGATCGAAGGGAGGAGTAACTACGCTCGAGAACACTAGGCCCGCGCACAAGCGCTGCAACTACTCCCTACAGGATCGAACGTCTGAGGGCATCGCAGCAGAAGTGCACAGCGGCCTTAGCTACTTCACGCGACCCGATACACCAACAGATAAAGGGGTACCCCCTCGCGAAACTCGACCACTCACCCCCCTTACGAAAACAGGGGTACCCCGTCGTGTCGTGCTCATTACCGGGCCCCCCGGGGCTGGAAAGAGTACCCGTGCCCGTGAGCTCGAGCGCGAGGACGGCCTCAAAGTGTATGACGCAGACGATGCGGAATGGAACGGGCATCACGGGCGAGAGTTCAAGGCAGCTCTAAGACATATCGGCCGAGACAAGACAGCGCGGGCCGCGGTCATAGTCTCAGGCGCTACCCGCAACGCCCGCGAGCAGGCAGCGCGAACGATCGACGCAACAGAAATCGAAACACTAATCGCACCAAAAGAAACACTAAAGCAAAGAATAAAAGAACGAAAACAAACTAACCAAACAATAAAGACACAATTAGCAGCGCTAGAAGATTGGTTCAAAAGACATGAGGAATAGCAAGAGCGTTGAACATCTCGCGCTCTCGCTGGCGCTTTTTCTGACCACGGCCCCCCGGTCCACCCCGCGCCCCACCGGAAAAATCCCCCCGAACCGCCCAGAAAAAACACGAAATAACGCACTTTCCACAAAACACGGCAAGGTTATAAACAAAGGGGCAAGGAATGAACACTAAGAACACTAGCGCACTTTTCGATACCCCCGCCCCGGCGGCCCCGAACGGCCCCGGCCCGGTTGAGATCGCAGTCCAAAAAGAGATCGAGCGAAAGATCGCCGACGGGATCCTCGACGGTGCCCTCTATGCTGGCCAGATCGCTCAGTTGCTCGCAGCAGCTCGCGAGCTCGACGAGTCCCGCGGCGTAGGCCGCCCCAGCGGCCGCGCACAATTCCACGACGTGGTGCACCGTATGCTTATGGACTTGCCTCAGCCCGAAAAGGCCGCCCCGTCGAGTGAGCTCGACCGGGTACTCGCCGCGATCATGGAAACGGAAGAATGACCGCGCCCGCCCTCGCGCGTGCACGGTTCACGCACGCGCCCGCCCCCACGTTCGCGCCCGAACGCGACCTCTCATATAAGAGTGAGGGGGCTGAAATTGCTCGAGTAGCGAGATTGCTCGGGCTCGAGCTCATGCCCTGGCAACGCCTAGTAGCAGACATCGGGACCGAGTACCGCCTCGACCAAAACGGCGAACGAGTCTACAAATACAAAACAGTGTTCGTGTCTGTTCCTAGGCAGTCTGGCAAATCAACGCTAATGCAACCGGTTCGGCTGCATAGGATCCTGACCCGCCCCGGCATCGACGCTTTCAGCACCGCGCAAACTGGCAAGGCCGCCCGTGAACGCATCATGAAAATGATCGAGCGCGTTGAAACTTCACCCCTTGCGCCTCTATGTAAGTCGCTTCGATCGAACGGGGCCGAGGGGCTGCAAGTGTATGCGAACCGCTCGCGCCTCACCCGGTTCAGCCCAGTAAACGGGGCACTGCACGGCGAGACCCCTCACTTTGTGGACTTCGATGAGGTATGGAAATACACCGAACAACTCGGCGATGCCCTACTCGGCGGGGCCTCGCCTGGCATGATTACCCTAGGCAACCGGGCGCAAATCTGGATGATCTCAACCAAAGGTACGGCGCTATCAACGTTCATGAACCGCTACGTGGAGGCAGGCGAGAAAGGTGATGACCCGTCACTCGCTTATTTTGCATGGCAGTTGCCCGAGGGCCTCGACCCGGATGACCGCGAATCATGGTGGCAGTTTCACCCGGCGCTAGGTAACACGATTAGCGAGGATGACCTCGCCACAGAGATGTACGCGGCGGGGGTAAGTGAGTCCGAGCGTATCCGCGCATACATGAACCTGATAACGGTCGTGAGTGACTCGATAATCCCGCTCGAGGTGTGGGAGGATCTCGCCCGCGACCCGGATAACGTGCCCGAGCTATCCGAGTGTGGCATCGGCATCGAGGTTGCACCGGGCAACGCCTGTGCAGCCGTGGTGGCTGCATGGATTGACACGGACGGCGCGCCCGTAGTGCGCGTGCTACATCAAGCCCCCGGTACGGCGTGGCTCGAGCCGTATCTCATGCACCTACGCGACTATTACGGCGTTAGCGAGATCGCCGCGGACGACGGCGGGCCCGTTCGCCGCATTACGGACGATATTCACCCGCTCAAGGCTGATACCGATCGCGAGCCCGCCCTCAAGGTGCAGCGCCTCTCGATGCAAGAGCGCTCAACCGCGGACCTGGATCTACTCGCGGCCGCGCGCGATGAGCGCCGCCTCAAGCACGACGGCTCGAAAGTGCTGCAGGCTGCAGTCGCAGCGGCTCAGCTCCGCACACGAAACGGCATTGAGCTCATTGACCGCGACAAATCTCTAGGCCCCGTGCCCGCGCTTATCGCGGCCTCGGCCGCGCTCTGGCATGCAACACACAAACACAGCGAAGCGCACCGCATACAGTTGTTCTAGCCTGTAGCGCACTGTAGCGCCGCGCCGCGCCCGCTAGGCCCTCCCCCGGGCCGCGCGTGAGCCTAATGGCATGAATTGGCTAACGCGGATGCTCGATAACCTCACCGGCGGGATTGAACGCCGCCATGAGGCGAATATCGCCGCGGGGATCATTCCCCCCGCGCGCGAGTCGCTCCCCGTGTCGATCTCCGAGGCCGCGACAATCCCCGCAGTCTTCCGCGCGCTGCAGATCATTCAAGCAGCCGTCGAACAGCTCTCGATCGATGTCGAGCGCGGCGGCGTTACCCTCACCGGCGCTGATGTGCCCGCCCTCGTGCGCCGCCCGTGTCTAGATATGCCACGCTCACAGTTCCTCGGGTATGTCGCGTCCTCCCTCGCGGCAACCGGTAACGCTTTCATCATGCGCGAGGGAGGCGAGACCGCGACCGAAACGACACAACTCACGCCGCTCAACCCGCACGCCGTGACCGTGTGGCGCGAAAAGAACGGCGCGACCCGGTTCGATTATGACGGCCGCACCTACACTAGCGACCGCATCAAGCACCTTAAGTTCCTCGCGCTCCCCGGGATGCTTCGAGGGATCGGGCCGATCCAGGCCGCGCAGAACACTATGCGCAGCGCGCGCGATATGAACGCCTACTCGGCGCAATGGTGGGAAACCGGGCAACCCTCTGGCGTGCTCTCAAGCGATGACCGCCTCACCCCCGAGGACGCTCGGCAATACCGGAACCTATGGAACCAGCTCGACGAGGACGGCAACCCCCTCGCACAGACCGATAACCCGTCACGAATCCGCGTTCTCGGCAAAGGGCTCCACTATGAGCCGATCCTCATTAGCCCTAAAGACGCGATGTGGATTGAAGCTCAGCAATTCGACACGCTCGACATTGCCCGCATTTTCGGCGTCCCCTCAAGCCTCATGCTCACCGCGATCGACGGTAATTCGATGACGTACTCGAACGTCGAGCAAGAGTGGCTCGGCTTCATTCGCTTCACGCTCTCGAGCTACACGCGAAAAATCGAGGAGGCCCTCACCGAGCTCGCACCCCGCGGCCAAACTGTGCGATTCAACTTCGAGGCACTACTGAGAGCCGATACCACCTCACGGTATGCCGCGCATGAGACCGCGATCCGCGCTGGCTTTATGACCATCGACGAAGTGCGCGCGATCGAGAATCTTCCCCCGCTCGGCATCACTACCCCGGTTCAGGAGCTGCAACCATGACCACTACCATCACGCCCGAAACGATCACGAGCGACCGCGCCCTCGACGTACTCATCCGCGCCCGCGACGAAGGCCGCGAGTTCACCGGCATCGGCGTCCCCTACGGCGAAACGATCGACCTGTGGGGACAGCGTGAACGGTTCGAGCCGGGCGCGATCGACATCAACCGCGATGACGTCCCCACTCTCGTTCTCTGGCGGCACGACGAACCAATCGGAACCATCACGGCCGGTAAGGACACGCCCGAGGGCTACGAGATCACGGGCCGCCTATCGGATACGCCGCGGGGCCGCGAGGCCGCGACGCTACTCAAAGACGGCGTGATTACCCGGATGTCTATCGGGTTCAGGCCCGAAGAGTACCGGATCGAGCATGAGGGCGAATCGACGGACCCCGAGACCATCGTCCACACGAAAGTGCGCGCGCTCGAGTTCTCCCTCGTGCCTTTCCCCGCCTATTCAAACGCAAAGATTACGACCGTTCGACACAGGAACCCCCGAAACGAAAAAGGAGCAACCATGACCAACACGACCGCGCTCACACGCGCCGATCTCACCCCCCTCGAAGAGCACCTGCAGGATCTCGAGCGATCCATTAGGGGCCTCGAGCTCACCTCGAGCGCCGCCCCATCCGAACCGCGCTGGCGTTCAATGGGCGCATACCTCAAGGCAGTTGCAGCGGGCAACGAGGACGCTCTCGAGTTCCACCGCGCGTTTACCGGCCAAACGTCGAACGGTGCTATCAAGAATGAGACTTACCTCGGCGAGTTTATTAATTGGGTGCAGGATCGCCGCGACCTCGTAAACCTTTTTGACCGTGGCGCGCTCCCCGCGACAGGCATGAGCGTTGATTACGCACAACTCACCGACAACACTCTCAAGGCCGGTAAGCAGAGCGCTGAGGGCGCGAACCTCCCCGGCCCTGGCAAGGTTACTCTGACCACGAAGAGCGCACCGATCGAGACCTATGGCGGCTGGACTGAGCTCTCGCGCCAGGTGATCGAGCGCTCTAACCTCCCTTACCTCGACACGGTTATGAAGGCCCTCGGCCTCGCCTATGCTAAAGCCACTAATGACGCGCTTCGCGAGAAGATCCTCAAGGTGATCGCGGATCGAGCGAGCTCGGCCCTGACCCTCGCCGATACGAAGGTGTATGGGTGGCGCGATGCGATTATCGACGCGAGCGAGCACTACACGGAAAACGGGTTCAACCTCGAGGGCTTGCTCGTGTCCAAGGATGTGTTTAAGCAGCTGCAGCGTCTCGAGTACGCGAGCGTGCCCGCGATGAAGGTCAATAGCGCGGATGAGTTCACGGGCACGCTGAACCTGCCAAAGGCCGACGGTGATCTCGCGACCGTCCCGGTTCATTGTCTGTTCGGTGAGGTCCCCGAGAAGACGGCAACGTTCTACGACTCGGCCGCGATCAAGACGCTCGAGAACAGCAATTCGCCGACGCAGCTGCAGGACGACAACATTGTGAACCTCTCGAAGCAGTTCAGCCTGTACGGGTACATGGCGGTTATTGATCCGTTCCCGCAGGCTATTTTGCCGATCAAGCTCGGCGCGGCGGCGGCCTGATGCTCACCGCTGAGGCGCTCGCGCCGCTTTTGATCGCTTACACTCGCGCGGATGCACGCGAACATTCGTTCGTGAGCTCGTGCGCGGTGCAGGCGCTGCAGCTCGTGCGCGACCGTATCGGCGGCCGTGAGGTGCCCGAGGCGATCGAGCAGGCCGCAGCGCTCGAGGTGGGGGCTAATCTGTACGGCCGTCGCATGAGCGCGATCGGTACACCCTCGTATGGGGACCCCGAGTTACTCGGCAACCCGGCCCGGCCCGCTCTCGACCCGCTCACCCCCGCGTACGCGATTCTTCGCCCCTACCTAGGGCCCGGTATCGCATGAGCACGCTAACGGGACAGTTATCGACGATCCTCGAGGAGCTCGAGGCCGCGATCCGCGAGCGGGGCATCGACGTTACCGCGACCGCTGACCCGCACGCGGCGGCCGCGGCTCTCGCGGCCGGGGCCCGCGCGATCCTCGTGACCGCGGGGCCCGCGATCGAGTTCACCACGATCACTCAACGCGAGCTCACGTGGACGGCGTGGGCACTGACTGGAAGCGGCCGCGACCCCGTGCCCGCCCTCGAAGCTCTCGAGGAATTGCTCGAGCTCGCGGATGCAGCTCTCTGGATCACAACCGCACGCCCCTACAGCCTCGAGCTCGCGGCCGGGACCTTCCCCGGCTACGAAATCGAGTTCACGACACACGAATAACACCCCCATAGGAAGGGAAATATCATGCCCGCTCTCGCTACCCGCAAACTCGGCCCTGGCTCTCTCAAGCTCGGCGAAACAGGTTCACCCCGAGAAATGGCCTCGGAGGTCACTAAATGCACGATTGAGCCGTCCTGGAAGGACGAGGATCCTACGCCCGTTCTCGACGGTTCCGAATTCTACGACGAAGGACGCTTCGAGGGCACGCTCTCGGGTGAGTTCATGCAGGAATACTCCATGAAGTCGCTCGTTGCTTGGACGTGGGAAAACACTGGCAAGGAATTGCCGTTCACGTTCCGGCCCCGAAACGATAACGACATGACGATTACCGGCAAGGTTATTGTTCGCGCTGTATCTGTTGGTGGCGATGTAAAGACGGCTAATACCGCTAGTTTCGAGTGGAAGATCTCGGGGGGTATGCCGAAAATGAAGGCCGCGAGCGGCAGCAGCAGCGGCAGCAATGTCTAAGCCGCGGCCGCTGATCGAGGTGGAAGGAGCGCGGCGGCTACGGCGCACACTTCGCGAGGCCGGGGACGATCTCGAGGACCTCAAGGCCGCGCACGCTGCAGCCGCGAAGATCGCCGCCGAGGCCGCGGCCGCTCTCGCCCCGCGACGCTCTGGAGCCCTCGCCGCATCAGTGCGCTCAAGCGGACAAAAAACCGCGGGCGTCATACGCGCCGGCAAAAAAAGGATCCCGTACGCGGGGGTAATCCATTGGGGATGGCCCCGCCGCGGCATCGAGCCGCAGCTATTCCTCACCAAGGGCGCTCGGGCAACCGAGTCCGCCTGGATTCCAATTTACGAAAAAGCACTCGAGCAAGCAATCGACAAGATAAAAGGAATTTAACTCATGGCAGATATTCGCCGCACACTTATTAGCGTAGAAATGCAAGACGGCACCCGCTATCTCGATAGGCGCGTGCTGTTCGCCGATAAGATCCGCCTCGAAAAAGCAGCACGTAATAACAAGTGGGACATTACGCGCGATGAGATCACTGTCCAAGGCTTTCTAGCGTGGGCCGTCCTTAATCGTGAGGGGGAAATCTCCGACACTTACGAGACCTTCCTCGAGCGGGTTGCAGATATCAGTTTCGACGCTGATGCGAATGAAACTAGCGAGGGACTCGCGGGGGAATAAACGCCGGGAACACCCGGCTACTTGTACAGCTCGCGATCATGACGGGGATCCCGTGCGAGCAGTGGCTCAACGGCGATCCCCTATACCTCGAGTTCGCATTGCTCGAGCTAAGTGAACTAAACGAAGAAAAATAGAAAGGCAAAAGGTCATGGCAGGGAAAACCGCAATCGTTGCTCTTCGTATCCTCGGGGACGCTAAGGGCGCGCGCTCTGCCATGGCCGAGGCCGAGGGAGGCGCGAGCAAACTTTCCGGGGTGCTCGGCGGTATGGGCAAGGTGCTCGGCGGCGTTGCTCTCGCGGGCGCGGGCGCGCTCGGCGCTCTCGGCGTTGCAGGCGTGAAAGCCGCGGGCGATCTCGAGCAATCGCGCGGCGCGATCGATACTATTTTCAAGGATCAAGCGGGCGTGATCCACGATTACGCCACGGGCGCGGCAACCTCCCTCGGCCTCACCGAAAACAGCTACAACGAACTAGCAGCCGTGATCGCTACGCAGCTCAAAAACGGCGGCACGTCGATGTCTGAGCTCGCGGGCAAAACAAACGAGCTCATGGGCCTCGGCGCTGATCTCGCATCAATGTTCGGCGGATCGACCACTGACGCGGTGAACGCTCTCTCGAGTGCGCTCAAAGGCGAACGTGACCCGATTGAGCGTTACGGAATCACGCTCACTCAGGCGTCGATCGACGCGAAAGCGGCCGAGCTCGGGTTTAAGAAAGTGGGGGGCGCGCTCGACACGAACGCTTCGCAGGCCGCTACACTCGCTCTCATTATGGAGCAGTCGGCGGACGCTCAAGGCAACTTCGGCCGCGAAACCGGCACGTTCGCGGGACAGGTGCAGATCCTCACCGCACAGTGGGGAAACTTCGTCTCGCAGGTGGGCATGATGCTACTACCGGCACTCACCGCGCTGCTAGGTATCGTCACCGGCTCAATCATGCCCGCGCTACAGCAATTCGCAGACATTGCGGGCCCCGTGCTCACCGAGGCTATTAGCGGCCTCGGCCCGGTTATCACTGACCTCGCGAGCGGATTCACCGCTACCGCGGGCGCGGCCTCACCCTTCGCGGGGATCCTCGCCACGGTGCAACCAGTGGCAGAAGCAGTATTGAGCGCCTTCACCCGCCTCGGCTCTACCCTTTTTGAGGCAGGCTCGACGATCCTCCCGCTCATCGTGAACGCTGCAACGGCAATCATGCCGATCTTGGTGCAAGTAACGGGGACGGTACTCCCCGCTATGCTCGGTATCCTTTCGAGCGCGGTCCCGATCTTCACGCAGATCGGTGCCACGATTATCCCCGCGGTAACCGCGGCCTTCACCACTCTCGCACCGCGCATCCTTGCGATTGTTCAACCGCTCGCGATGATCGCGCAAACACTGATCGCGTTCCTCACCCCCGCTATTCAGGCAATTCTCCCCGTTGTGCAAACGGTGATCGGGGCCGTGGTGGGGATCCTCGACGGCTTGCTGCAGGCCGTCGGAGGGGTAATCACGGTTATTGCAGGAGTTATCTCGGGCGATTGGGCCTCAGTATGGCAGGGCGCGCAAAATATCTTCGCGGGTATCTGGAACGCTATCGTGTCGCTACTTACCGGGGTAGGTAACACGATCGCGGGAATAGTGAAAGCACTCGCCGAGACTGCAGCGCGTTGGATCTCGATGGGATGGAATCGCATCAAGTCGCTCACTACCGGCCTATGGAACACGGTAACGGCCAGCTTCGCCCGCGGTGGTGCTACGGCGAAACGACTCATATCGGGCATGACTGCAGCCGTCGGTCATCTGTTCTCGGGCCTATGGCGTTCAGCCGTCTCGATCTTCAATAACATCGCCCGCACTATCGGCAACGCCGCCCGCACCGCCTCGAGCCTCGCCCGAAACGGATTCAGCGCTCTAGTAAGCGGTGTCGTTGGGTTCATCGGCCGCCTACTCTCAAACGTGAGGCAAATCCCCGGGCGGATCCGGGCCGCTCTCGGCAACCTCTCGGGCCTACTCCGAGGCGTAGGCCGCAACATGATTCAAGGAATGATTAACGGCATCGGCTCGATGGGGGGCGCTCTCGTGAGCGCCGCGAAACGAATCGCGGGCCGGGCCGTCGATGGGATCAAGAATTTTCTCGGGATCCATTCGCCCTCTCGTGTGTTCGCTCAGATCGGCGCGTTTACGGGCCAGGGCTTCATAGACGGAATTACGGGGATGAGCGGCAAGGCTAACCGCGCGGTTGAGTCTTTGATCGATGTTCCGAACGCTCCCACTTTCCCGGTATCGGCCGCGCGCCGCGGCGGTAACGGCGGCGCTCAATACAACTACACGATCACTATTAACGGCGCTATGGATCGCGCGGGAGTCGCTCGCGACATCGAGGCGATGCTCCGCGAGCAGGCACAGCGTACCGGCCGCGCCGATATAAACGGACGGTTGATCTTCGCATGAGCAAGTATGCAGTTTCGATCATTCGCGGCAACGGCCAGACAGTCGCCCGCACCATCGATGAGCTAAAGGCCGGTAAACCCACAGTGCTCGACCACGTGACGATCGAGCGCTCACGCCCTTCGCCGATTGATGCCTATGACCCGGCTACTGCAACGTTTACGATCGCGCATAATCTCGATGACCCTGAAACCATTTTCAAACTCGGCGATCGCGTCGCGGTTGAGATCACGCCCGAGGGTAGCGGCGATCCGCACAAGATCTTTCACGGCTACATCGACCGCATTTACACGCCCGCGAAGGGTAAGGGCGAAAAGTATCGGCGTACCACGTTCACCGCGATTGACGAGAAGGGCATCGCCGCGCGAACCTACGTAGGCGCGCCGCCCTGGAAATATGAACCATATCGGGACCGCCTCGAACGATTCAGCACGCTCTACCCGCGCATATCGCTCGAGGCACAGTGCAACGCTATCGCGAGCGATGCCTACCACTTCGACAACACAACCGGGACCGTAGTACCAGAAGGAGCGCCAAAGCTCGACATCGATTCAACTTCCGCGCTAGAGCTATTCGAGAAATCGGCGGCGGCTACAGGTGACCAAATTTCAGCGGGCGAATGGAAACTGTGGATCAAAAAGAAACCGGTCCCCCGTGTCGTGCTCTATAAACGCGGTAACAGCGTATACAGGAAGCTAGAGAATTCCCCTCAAGTCCCCTCGAGCATGATCGAGGATATTGGGCAGGAGATTAGCTACTCAAGCCGGATAGCCGCGATCTCAGCATCCTGGACGGCCGTCGGATGGACATCCACACGTGAGGTTACGCGAAATTGGGGCGATATTAACAGCGTTGGGCAGCGTCTCACGATTGATGCGCACGCCGCGGTATCGCTACCCGTACCCGACGAGCAACTTAACTCGCGGCCGGTTGAGGCGCTACCCGTCCCGGTTCGCATTCAACAACTCGTAGATAGTGCTCGCGCGTCTGGAAAGCCTGAGCCCGCCCTCGACGCGCTACGGCTACGTCGCTCACTCAATCCTGAAAGGTTCGATTACATCGCTGAAGTTATGGGGGTAGACGGGGGCCGCGATAGTGAATGGGATAGCGCCATTGAGGTTACTGGACCCGCGCCTTACATCAAAAATCGGTATCAAGCCGTGATGGGCATCAGATACGAGTTATCGGCTAACCCGCGCGAGTCCACCCTAACTCTGAGCGTTGCCCCGCTCGCGCTCATGGCGGCGGGTGGCATGGTATGGGCTCAGCTTAGAGCCGGTATCCCTTCGCTCATGTTCTATGAGCTCAATTCCGTGACCTTCGCGGATATGGCGCAAATTGTTACAACTTCAACTCAAGGATAATCATGCCAGGAAAGACACCTAACGGTATCCCCTACGTGCTACCGAATGACACTATCGCGACGTTTCCGACCGTCTCTAAGCAGATCGCCGAGGCCGTCGATAAATCGCGTGAGCTCGTAGGGGCATGGATCCCCCTCACACTAACCGGAGGATGGGAACCGCTCCCGCGTTACGGCAACGGACCTTATAGCGGGTTGCGGATCCGAAAAGTTCCCCAGGGCATGCAGATCGACGGGGCCGTTAAGTCTACGCGCGAGTATAACGTTATTGCGGAACTACCTAAAGGGTTCACGCCCAAAAATAACAGTTTCGTTCCAGTGTTCGACAGTAAGGGGGTTGCATTTATCGCGTGCAATATTGCAACCAGCACAGGCGCACCGGGTATCACTTTCATCAAAGGCCCTAGCAATGGCGGCATGTGCATTATCTCGGGAATTGTCCCGCTGGACTAGGAGGCGCTACAAAATGGCATACAAATACATCACTAACCGGACGAGCCCGAACCAAAACGCCCGCGGTCATAAGATCGAGAGTATTACTATTCATTATTGGGGCTCGCGCGGCCAAAAAATTGCGAATGTTGTGGATTGGCTATGCTCTCGCCGCTCAGGCGTAAGCGCGCACTACGTGGTCGAAGCGGGCATCGTTTATTGCATCGTGGATCCCGATCGGCGAGCGTGGCACGCGGGCTCGAGTCACGGGAATCATGTTTCGATCGGTATCGAGTGCCGTCCCGAGGCAACCGACGGCGATTACCGAACTGTAGCTGAGCTTATCCGTAACCTCCGCGCGGTGTATGGCGATCTGCCTCTCATTCCGCATAAGCGTTGGACATCGACGGATTGCCCGGGGCCGTGGGATCTTGAGCGCCTCGACCGGCTCGCGCGCGGGACTAAAGCCGCGCCCGCGAAAGCGTCGAAAGGAACCGCTAAACCCGTTGCTACTCAGGCCGTTAATCCCTCGTGTGTCGAGCTCCCGAACTTCCCCTCCCGCCCGGGTACTACTACGGCCCGCCCAGTGGTCCCGTTCAATCGGTAAGCGGCCGGACCCGCAACTCTCACCTACCCCATGAGGTGATTCAAGTAAACGGGCGCTGGAGGTCCAAGGGCCTCGCGGTATGGCAAGCGCGTATGCAGGAGCGCGGTTGGAATATCGGCAAGGACGGCGCTGACGGGCGTTACGGGCGCGACACTGAACGAGTCGTGAGACAGTTCCAGAAAAACAAAGGGCTAAAGGTCGATGGAAAGATCGGGCCCGCTACGTGGCGCGCTGCATGGGCGCTCCCGGTTAAGTGATATGCCCCCCGCGCTCGATACACCCGAGGAAGTAGCGGCCATGCTCGGGACGCTACTAGGCTTACTCGCCACGTTCGCGGTAGGCCTTTTCGGCGCGCTCGCGATCGCCTATGCCGCTTGGACGAAGAAACTCAAGCCCCTACTAACCGAGACACGCGAGGCAGCCCGCAGCGCAGCGCACGAGCTCACCAACAACTCAGGAGGCTCAACGCGCGATGCCGTGGACCGCATTGAAACGATCGCACTCGAGCTCCGTGAGGATAACCGGCAAGTTCGCCGCGAGATCGAGAATCATCGCGACTATGCGGACCGGAACCTCTCAGAGATATTCCGTCGAATTTACGCGCTCGAAAGTGCAAACAGAGAGATCGACTAATGAACACACACCGCAAAAACACAGTGACCAGGTACGGCCGCGAGCTGACCTCGCCCGAGTTCCGTAAATGGGCCTACCCCGTCGTCGCCGCACTTATCGCGCTACTCACCGCGCTCGGACTGATCGAGCAGGGCATCGCGGATCGCCTCGATGCTCTCGCGGTTGCCGTGCTCGCTATCCCCGCGCTAGGCCTCGCCCGCGTGAACGTCCCTCACCGCTCCGAGCCCCCCGAGGATCCCGAGGCCCCCGAGAATCCCGAGGGCTAGGCCGCGATCTTTTCCACCGTCGCACGTAACCTCGACGTATCGAGCGCGACATACCGCCGCGTAGTCGCGGGCGAAGCGTGCCCTAGGAGTTGCTGCACGGTGAACACGTCTCTATCGAGGGAATAGGCGCGGGTAGCAAATCTATGCCGCAGTGTGTGCAGTGTCCACGGGCGCGGCAACGCCCGCGCGGCGAGCTTACCAACGTAGCGCGGTGATAGGTGGCCTCGATATTCCCCGGGCAGTAGGTACCCGCGCGCGCTGCACGCGGCCTCGACCTCGACCCCTAGGCGCGGGGGTAGCGGAATGAGCCGCGAGCGATTCCCCTTGCCGTGAACGATGAGACTCACCCCCTGTAAATCGCGTACGAGGTCCCGCTCGTGCACTTGAGCTATCTCGGCGCGCCTGAGACCTACCTCGGCCGCGAGGCGCAGAATGAGCCGCACCCGCTCGGGTGCCTCGCGTAGGGCCTCGCGGTAAAGGTGCTCGGGGATAGGCCGCGGGATCCCCTCGACCGCCTTCACCGCTGGCAGCGCCTCGGCCGGGTTGAGCTCGCATAGCCCCGCATCGATAGCCCATGACCAAAAGGCGCGGTGTGTGTTCCTGTGCGATCGCCTAGTCTCGCTCGCCCATTGTTGCTTAGCGAACCATCGCACGAGCGCATCGCCCGTGACCGCGCCCGGGGATGCCGCCCTCGCGGTACGCGCAAAGCGCTGCATATGCTCGCGCCGCGTTCGTATCGTGTTCGGTGAGGTGCCCGCGGCCTCGAGGTAGGTAGTCCATGCGGTGATTACTGTGAGCCATTTATCAGTCAT